CAGCAACCCCGGTATCAGTTCATCCAGCGCGGCTGCTTTGTTCATGGCTTTGATGATATCCCGTTTCAGGAAATCAATATGCCGGTTATCCAGCTCAGGAAAACGTCGCTGCACCGACAGAGGAATACCGTCGAGAATACTGGATATTTCCCTTGCTATACGCGACAGCACGAAAGTACAGAATGCGGTTTCCACCACTTCAGCCGATTCTTTGGCATTTTTCAGTTCCTGCGCCGTCGCCTGAGCACGAGTCAGGCGATGGCGCTCAAATTCAAGTGTTCCGGGGTGAAGATCTGCCTCGCTGGCCAGCCGCAGTTCTTCAACCTCCCGGCGCAGCTTTTCGCTCTCAATTTCAGCATCCCTTTCGGCATACCATTTTATGACGGCGGCAGAGTCATAAAGCACCTCATTACCCTTGCCACCGCCTCGCAGAACGGGCATTCCCTGCTCCTGCCAGTTCTGAATGGTACGGATACTCGCACCGAAAATGTCAGCCAGCTGCTTTTTGTTGACTTCCATTGTTCATTCCACGGCCAAAAACAGAGAAAGGAAACGACAGAGGCCAAAAAGCCCGTTTTCAGCACCTGTCGTTTCCTTTCTTTTCAGGGGGTGTTTTAAATAAAAACATTAAGTTACGGCGAAGAAGAACGGAAACGCCTTAAACCGGAAAATTTTCATAAATAGCGAAAACCCGCGAGGTCGCCGCCCCGTAACCTGTCGGATCGCCGGAAAGGACCCACAAAATGATAATAATTATCATCTACATATCACAACGTGCGTGTACGCCATCAAACCACGTCAAATAATCAATTATGACGCAGGTATCGTATTAATTGATCCGCATCAACTTAACGTAAAAACAACTTCAGACAATACAAATCAGCGACACAGAATACGGGACAACCTCATGTCAACGAAGAACAGAACCCGCAGAACAACAACCCGCAACATCCGCTTTCCTAACCAAATGATTGAACAAATTAACATCGCTCTTGATCAAAAAGGGTCCGGGAATTTCTCAGCCTGGGTCATTGAAGCCTGCCGTCGGAGACTAACGTCAGAAAAGAGAGCATCTACATCAATCAAAAGTGATGAATAATGAATATCCCGGTTTCTTTACCTCCCCTCCCACCCCGCACAGGACTGGCGAACGTGTGGGACAAATATGTGAGTCATAAACGCCTTATCTTCAGAAATGCAGTTGGCATCCGAACAGGACGATATTGTAACTTCACCTAATTACGAGGCATTGCAGTAGTTGAATTGTAGTTCTGTATTAGCCTGACAGTGACAGAATGCGATATTGACTCTGTCACAGGTGAAATAGTTTGAATGGTTAGCAGTTATGGCGATCAGTCAACCACCAGGGAATAATCCTTCGAATTCTTATCGTGCTTCACCAACGCTGCCTCAATTGCCCTGAATGCTTCCAGAGACACTTGATGTTCTATACATGCAATTACAACATCCGGATAACTCATAGAAATGGTGCTAGTGAGCATAGTTTTTACACGGACCTGATCCAAGGATGAGTCATCAGTGTATTGATCTTTATGCATTTTGTCGCTCCATGCGTTTGCTCTTCACTTGCGGCTAAAAATATAACGTCAAATCACTCAGCATGAAAGTGTGAAAGTTTCAGCGCGTTTCCCTTACATAATCTGTCGTTTGTATTCTCTCCAGGCATACCGGAAAGACTAGGTATTGTCACACAACCAATACCACCGACTATCGAGATTTATATCTATTCGGTAATGTTTAAATATAACAAAACCCCGTAAAAACGAGGTTTATGGGTAAATTGTATTGTTGAATAGCATCTGATAAGAAATTGATGCTAATACTATAAACACACTAGATTAAATCAATCTTGATATCATAGCTTTCAAGACCAGTCATTTTTTCCCGTGCAGTAAACTGGATACTGGTAACTTCTTTCCCGGTCTTTTTCTTAAGCTCAATAATTTTTTTTGTTATATATTCAGAAATATCTGCTTCTGTTTTTGTTTTTAACTCTTCAATGTTCATCATTTCCTCTTTTAGTCTGTTATGACTTTCCTGGTACACAGTAGTGTCAATTATATGGAGCAAACGTATAAAAGATAAGATGAAACATCGCAATAATCAACATACGACAGTCTAAATTTCGCACAAACAGATAAAGATGATTATCCTTTATTATCAAGGCATTAGAATGAAATCAATTCAAGAGTCTCATTGCTGCTTCCAGAATTTCTTCTGAAGTTACATGTCGATCCGCTGCTACATAAATGACTTTATGATCTCCGGTCAGAGATGGAAACCCTGCAGCCATTACAGTGAGATGTGTTGTTTCGCCATTTGGATATTCACGCATGATGGTGTTAACTCCGGTCATCACTGGCACTACCATTGCTGGTTCAGAGTTAAAAAAAACTATTATTTTTTTCATGATGTTACCGTAATATGTGAGTATCCATCGACTAGACACTAAGCAAAAAAGCTCCCGAAGGAGCCTTCATTTTCACTTTCTTAAATCTAACGACAGACGGCTAACATTTAAGTATTGTGAAATATTATCAAATGTAATCATCATTGATTTACAAAAGATACATTTTGCCCCGAAAGGATTCCTGTCAGAAACATCAAAAGATGATGTTCTATACTGAGAACCATGGCAACACGGGCATCTAAAGTGAATATGGTTTGTAATATTTTCTACCTCAAAGTGCCACTACATGAACAGCCGCGGGGCCTTTAGGTCCGTTCTCAATACCAAATTCGACTTGCTGATTCTCAGTTAACGTTTTGAAATCGTTGCTCTGAATAGCTGAGAAATGGACAAACACATCTTTGCTACCATCTTTCGGCGTGATGAAACCAAAACCTTTTTCAGGGTTAAACCATTTCACTAAACCAGTCATTTTGTTAGACATCATTATTACCTTTTGAAGAAGTTAGCCCTTGGGCAGAATGGTCCGAAAAAAATATCAGAGAGAAAAACCAACAAGGAAATCTCAAGAGGTACAAATAATAAAATTATAACAATGACTGCTTCAGATAATTTTGTAACAAACCAGAACACCATTAACGCATGATTAACCAACCATAGCAAGGATTACTTTTGTAAAGAAAAACACACGAATGAAACAATAGCTTTATTTATTAATAAAACGTATCATTCTGTCTAATGACCTTTTATCTTACCCTTAAGATTTCAAGGATTTTGACTCATGGAAGAGTCCTTTTTATTTAAATTTCACATTCAGCGCTAAAAATAATCCGATTTAATGTTAATCTACATCTAATATGTTTTATCTCTTAAAGATTCATAAATCCGTTGACAAGTCACTCCTGCGATGTAGCGTTTGTCAGCAATTTCAGCATAAAGCTGAGCTTCTGCTGCAATATCTCCGAGCATGTTGGTGAGCATTCCTTCGGCGGCTTTGGTTGTTTTGCCTCTGACGGCAGCGGCAAGATTTGCGGTATGCTGCGCTGCGTCAAGGCGTATGGCATATTTTGTTGCTTCGGCACGCAGCTGGTTAACACTATCAGACAGATCAGCAGCCCTGGCAGAAATTTCAGCGGCTTTCTGTTGTGCATCTTTAACAGCCTCATCACGGGATATAGTTCGCCCCTGTTCAATTATTCGAGCAGCAAATTGGACATTTACCTCTTGAGATAATTCGGCAGCATCACGCTCCGCCCATTTTTTTTGCCATCCTCTGTCGCTCCAGACATTACCTACGACAAATCCTACCAACACGAGCAAAATCACCGTGAATATCTGATTCACTGTTCTATCCCCCAGCAGGTTAATGCACTCTCCTGGTCACGACGAATAACCTGACCGTAACAGTTATTTGATCGAATGCGGCAATCGCGCCCCCTGTCCTTAATCCACCAGCGAATCGCCTCGCAGGCACCTTTACGATCACCTGCATTCAGCCGCTTATAAAACGTCGACGGGAAACACTTACCGGGGCCAATGTTATAGGGACAAAATGACGCCATACCCGCTTTCTGTGGTTCGGTCAATGGCACTTTAATATTGCGCTCCACCCATGCCAGCGCCTTATCCCGTTCAATGGCATTAACCTGATCGCATTTTTCCTTCGTCAGTTTCATGCCAGGAATAACAGGTTTACCATCCACCATCGTGGCCCCTCGACAGATGGTCCATATGCCGGAACCATCGCGGTATGCCGTAGTGTGGTTACCCTCTTTTTCATCCAGAAACTGGTCAAGTATCTCAGGAGCAGATGCGCCTGCTCCAATCAGCGCCAGAACGGCCGCTGACAGGCCGTATTTGATTTTTGCGTTCATGGATATTTATCAGGATTTATCGGTTTCTGAACCCTGGATATGTTTATCTGTCCCGGCCTGTTGAATCAGGCGGGGAAAAGGTAAAGACAATCAAGAGGATTATTTATGGACAATAACACCATTTCTCTACAGGAGTTGCTCGACTGCATTTCAAAGCTTCGGGATGATGTAAATGCCCTCACTGTTGCATTTTCATATTTGGCCTTATCAATTCCCAGAGAACAAATGCAACCAACACTGGCATCGCTCCTGCTTGAATCACGCAACCCCAAATGGTCCCAGGAACAACAAAATTCTTTCAAGTGGCTGGCGGCATTACTGGAAGAAAAATATGCTGGTAAAATTACCATTTCGGTGGAGTCTTCAGAGAATCAGTAATTCTTCCTGGTAGCTTTCCTTTGTAGGTTATCCACACATTCTGCGCCTCTAAAATTACGGGGCGCTTTTCCGGCGACTGCTCATCCCCTTCACATAACCCGGCTGCAACTTCCAGGAAGACCTGTCTGATGCTCCTTCTGGCTGCTGCCTCATAAAACTCCAGCGCGGCACCTTCAACACGGTCCAGCGAGATGTCCAGGTCAAAAATTTCACCGTCAAAGCGTTTTTTGTCCCTTAATGCTACAGTTACCGCAACTTTATTCTCAAAATTGCGGATCCCTTTCACAATCAGTTCATAGTTTTGTGTCATTGAATTACTCTCCCCGTGCAACCTTACGCTTGTCTTCTTTAATCTTGAAATAAAGGTTTGTCAGGTACGTCAGCAAGCCAAATACCAGACTACCCAGCACACCGATTGCAGCCCACTGTGACGGAGTTACTTTATCGAGTAACTGCAATGCCCAGAAACCAGCATTACCAGCCGATGTGCCATAGGCGATACCTGTTGTTAACTTATCCATTGATTTCATATCCTCACCCCGATGTACACAGATGGTGCAATATGTTTGAAAAGATCGGAGTCTATGGGGTAGTTTTTATAGCAAACGTTGTTCTCAACGGCGCTAAAAAACAGACACATTAAAAATGTGGGTAATTATTTTAAAAGAAAATCATATATTAAATAATAATACGAGATATGTTTTCATATTTAGTGTACTGTATACGGCCATTTATACAGGAAAAGCCTATGTCAGAACGTAAAGACTCAAAATCACGCCGTAATTATCTCGTTAAATGTTCCTGCCCAAACTGCACCCAAGAGTCAGAACACAGTTTTTCAAGAATACAAAAAGGTGCCCTTTTGATCTGCCCTCATTGCAACAAAGTATTCCAGACAAATCTTAAAGCTGTAGCTTGATTGATTTTATTCGTAACAAGTATTTTTTATATTTTAATAACATATTTAAAGCAGATAATAAAAAACCCGCCTGAGCGGGTTTAATATTGTGGTACTTTTTGTGGGAGTCATCCACTTACGCACTTTGTTTTGCTATGCCAGCAGTTAGCTTCTGCTGTAAAACTATTCATGCAGCAAACCTGCACTTCACCACAATGGTTAGCATACTTTTCCTGATTAAGTTATTGCCAAATATGCTGGCCATTGTTTCATGTATTGGACCTCCTTACTATTTATTAAAGAGATCCAATATTCACCACTCTGTCTGTATCTCCACTCAGGCATCAGCCTTCTTCGTTATCGTATACAGACAAACTATGAATTTTAATCAGTAATTATGACATTTGCTGCTGCAGGACCTTTAGCACCACTCTCTACAGAGAAGGTAACCTTTTGACCTTCAAATAAGGTTCGATAATTATCATTCTGAATCGCAGAAAAATGCACAAACACATCTTTACTACCATCAACAGGAGAAATAAAGCCAAAACCTTTATCAGCGTTAAACCATTTTACTAAACCAGTCATTTTATTTGACATTCTACATTCCTTAACTTGAGCCTTTCGGCATAAATGGCTTGTATAACAGAAACGACTTCGTACTTAATTGGAGAGACTCAAAGAAGGAATAAGTGAATAACACCTGAAATGAGAACTGCTTTAGTAAACTACTTCGTATATCGTCTGTTCTTCAAACCGACGCAATCATTAACGCATAGTTGAACATATGAAGCAATGTTTATTTTAGACATCCAGCCATCTTCAACCCCATCAAAAAACTATAGCTTTCTTCAGGAACGTGTGTATAGTGCGCCAAGTTATCAGTATTAAGGAATTTTTTTGTCCCGTAAAATGACAGGAATTCTCAAAACCTTTGACGGCAAAAGCGGCAAAGGTCTTATAACCCCATCCGATGGTCGTATCGATGTCTAGCTTCATGTTTCAGCGCTCAATCTCCGCGATGCAGAAGAAATTACCACCGGATTACGCGTGGAATTTTGCCGGATAAATGGTCTGCGTGGACCATCAGCTGCCAATGTTTACCTTTCATGAGCTATATTAAAGCTTTAACTTCAAGCCCCATCGAATCAAACATGGAGAGTTTTCATGAATAAACCCGTCTGTCTTGATGACTGGTTGATTGGCTTTAAAAGCTTATGCTGTACTTTGACCTTAATAGCTCTGCTAATAATGTAATAAGCAGACTCATTGTATCTATGGACATTGTACTGGAAGAAAACATTTTAAACATCAGGCAAAAAACAAAGTCACCCGATAAATAATAAGTAAACTAACATGAATCCCGTAATGAGATTCAACATCTCTATTACCCTATTTAAAGCACAAAAACCCGCTCATCAGCGGGTTTTCTACTTTTTCTTAACTTCGGGTATACAAAGCCCATCGTTGAAAAAATTTTATCCATATTTTTTGAAAAATGCAAGCATCACGTCGCCATCTTCGGCGAAAATCACTTATCTCGTCACCTTTCTCAATTGTGCTTCAGCGTAAGATTCCTCCTGCCAGCACTTTGTAACCAGTTTATCAATGACATTTGCATATCCTTTATACCACTGATAATCACTCAGGTCCGGTACCAGCTTCTGGACATGATGCCGCGCCAGTGTGGTTGGTAAACGACTAAACCGTTTTCCATTGCAACGCCCACAAATCTTATAAACAGGTGTGCCATGAAGCCGGGTCCTTTTTTCATCCAGGACAATACCTTTACCCTTACACCCTCTGCACGCTGTGCTGACTTCTCCCTTACCATGGCAATGCTGACATAGTTCCTTCACCCACTCTTCTTTGATAACAGATTCCCCGCTTCTGGAGTGTTTCACCACTTCGCGCAATACATTATGAAATCCAGTACCAGCACAATGCTCACAACGAGCCTTACTTGCCGCAGACCTGGAATAATCAGCAAAGGCAAAATTCACAAGGTAAGGAATAATCTGTAGCCGGGTTTCTTCACTCAATTTATTCAATGTCGGGTTATCCAGTGCCATCGCGTAATTGAGCAGACCTTCAATCGCAAACTGAGGATCCTGAACACCAACTTTTGCCAGGAATAAGGCAAACCCAAGCGGTGCTTTCGACTGCACCATCCCCTGCGCAGCCATCACATCCGTAATCGTTAAACCACCAGAGCCTGTCGCCGGTGCGTCATCACTCAATTTTGGAGATTTTGGGGAGTAATATTTTGGTAAGGCTTCAAGGTTCATGCTCGTTCTCCACTTACGCCAGTACGCCTATTGCCAGCGCACGATCGATAAAACGAAATATCAGCTCCAGCTGGGAGCCATACTTCTCTTCAAATGCCACGGTATCCGCATGCAGCTCGTCGTGATGCTTTCTGCACAAAGGCAACACAAAAAGGTCATGCGCTTTTGTACCCATTCCCCCCTGACCGTGGCCTATCAGGTGGTGGGGATCATCAGCAGGTTTTCCACAACATGCGCACGGCTGCGTCTTAACCCAGCGCGTGTACTTTTCATTAACCCAGCGGTGACGTTTTGGGCGTAACATAAAAGACTCCGGCGACTCCGGATCCACTTTCAGCGCCAGCACCTTTTTCGCCTTATCCTGGATGATGCTGGTGGCAGGAACCGAAGGCACAAGGTCACTTTCCCGGGTAACAGACGGCACAACAGGCTTCGGTAATCTCAGTGCCTTACGGGCTGCACTTTCCGGTAAGGCATCCGCCAGATCATTACGAATCAGCCACCAGCACAGTTCCGGCATTGTCACAACATGACAGTCATCAAAACCGAGATCCCGACGCACAACAGACAACACCCAGCGGGCACAGTTATCCGTTGCCATTGATTCCAGCCGTTCCGTGAACTGATCGCGCAGCTGGTTATCGCAGTGCCAGCACAGACGGATTGCGCCCGGAGCGTGTCGCATTGTTGTCATGTTCTCGCTGTGCCAGTCGGAATGAGGCCACTGGCAGCCTTTTTCACGAAGTAACCAGCTTTCAAGACATTCCACGCCACCAGCACGACGGATCACTGCCTCATTGCGGAACACGGCCCGAACGGCAGGATCATCCGCCAGCGGTTGTGATGCCGCCGGAACGGCACCACTGGCGAAAGATGAATAACGTTCCGGCTCAGGCTCCAGCAGGACACGCCCCTGCATAAACAAGGGCATCAGCTCTGAACCTGGTCTGAACAATACGATCCCCATACGCGGGGCAATTTCAGGGGTCAGTAGTGCTCTCACGGTCACCTCAATGAACGGTATCGAGCAGCTTTAACAGCTCAGGGAATCGGGATTCGAAGAAATGCGGCTGCGTCTCGCGCGGATTTGCAGGACTGGTGATGTTCTTGCCGAACATGCAGCCTTTCGCGGTCAGCGACCAGAATTTTTTGATGTTGTTAATCGCGGTACGACTGTATCGTTCGCGTTGTTCAACGATCCCCAGCTTCGCCATCTGGTGATATGCCTGATTAGCCGTCAGGCGGATACCATACTGCTTCAGCAGTGCACTCAGCGACAGCGTAGGGCGGCTTGAACCATCTGGCGCATCAGCAGGTGCATCAATGGCATAGATCGGCATAAGTTCAGGAAGACCAGCTACCTTTGATAATTTCTGGTATGCACCAAGTTTCGAGGAGTTTGACAGATTTAGAGTCTTCGCTGCTGATTCAAGCAGAATGACCCCGGATTTAATTTTGTCGGATGTGGTTTCTTCTGGTGATGAATTATGAAGCGCATCAAAAGTACGTATCACTTTTAAGCTGAATGCCGGGCTGATCCACATTGCATATGCATAGACCAGCTCTTTACAGACATACGTCCCACCATTGCGCCCCTGAATGGTGATGACAGGAATACTACGGGAATCTCCCGTAGTTTCTTCTTCCAATAATTCCACAAGAGCCTTCGTTTCAGGACGACGCATAAACTCGTGAACTTCCAGCGAACGGGAGGAGCGATTCTCACCAGCGGCAAGAAGAGCAGCTTTCTGAAGGTCGTTAAGACAGTAGTTAGATTCGAAGTACTGGCGCACAGAAACGCCATCAATTACAAGCAACTGATTCATTGGTTTCTCCACAAATTTTTATCCACGAGCGGGACTGCACTCCCTTTTCGTTGATGCAGGATGAACTTACTGCGATTTTTAATAGTTATCAAGGATACACTGTTCATAAATACAGTATCTTTAACGAGGTAATACCCAAATTTAGGGTGTTGCTCAATTCCGTTACCGAGTTGCTAATTTGCAACTCGCTTTTTCGTACTTACTGATAGTGATCTCGACCTTCCCCTCCGGGATAACCGGTCCCCACTCCACCAGCATTCTTTTCACCTGACTGTCGTCTTCCCACACCCCCGCGTGGGTCAGGGCGTCAAACAGCGCCTTGTTATAGTTGTCCAGATCGCGGATCCGGTTATCCGGAGGAAACAACACGATCTCCACTGAAGCAGGTGCCGACGTTGGTTTCGGCAGACGACGTAACTGCTCAACTATTGCTGCACACGCCGCGCTCTGGAATTTTCGCCCCGCCGCGCTTATCAGGCTCTTACCAGCAAACGCCCCTTTGTTGGGGTGTCGCCAGTACGTGTTCACGCTGGGCGGAAAAGGCAGGATCAGCTTCATACTTTCAGGCCTCTCTCATGTAACCAATGGGCTGCACGCAGCCTGGCGTTTTCCTCACCGGCAAGCAGTGAGCGGATAATCCCGACCGCCTCGCTGTCGTCGTCCTTCGCCACGGTATGAAGCGTGATCCCCCGGGCCACACCACGCTTTATCGTGATGACGCCTTTTTTCTCCAGTGCGCGAAGATGCTCCACCGCTGCATTCACTGAACGGTATCCCAGCATGGTTGCCACCTCCAGATTGGTTGGCGGGAAGCCACGTTCTTTCTGATAAGAAATCAGCATATCCAGCACCTGCTGCTGGCATTGAGTTAACGTCGTCATGCCGCCATCTCCCTGACCAGTTTTTCCGCCTGCTGGCGAACCTGCGCCAGAAACGCCTCACCACATGCCTCAAGTTCATCGCGCCCGATGTAGCTGATTGCCGGTCCCTTCCAGGTCTTGTCGAAAACAGCAATAGCACCAGCGAAGAAAGCGCCTGTCGGCACCTGCTTCTCATCTTTCGGGATAAACCAGGCAGGCAGTTCAAAACCAATACGCCCGCGAATAAAAGCAATATGATCTGCATCTTCCGGCCACCACACTTCGCTGGTGGCAGCTTTGATCAGGAAAACATAGCGCCCGCCTTTATCACGCATGGCACTGGCATGTTTCATGATGTAACGCATGCCGGTGATGTATTGCCCCTCATGCTGACTGGCGCGGCTGTATGGGGGATTACCAAAGGCAGCACCTTTAAGCTCCGCAAGACGTTCTGACCAGTCATGCGCCAGCGCGTTGTCTTCCGCCGTGTAATACGCGGCACATTTGGCGTTATCACCATCGGTAAACAGATCCAGAACAAACGGGCCAAACAGGGTGTTAATCCCCCAGAAAATGTTATCCGGCGTGCGCCACTGATCGCCCACTTCCTTCAGTTCATGGGCTGGTTTGTTCCGCAGTTCCACCAGTGCCTGACAATATTTATTACTCATTAAGCCCCCACGTAATTCCCTGACAGATACCACTCTTCACCCGATGCAGCGCGCTTGCTGCTTTTCCGTAAGCACCGCTCACGACGCGCCAGAAAATTGTTTCGTTCTGGCTGGGAGTGGCTTTCACGGAATGCCGCCATCCACACGGTTGCAGCACGACGAAATAAGCCCCTGGACTCCAGTTCTTCAGCCTGGCGGGTCAGGCACAAAATCACCCGGGGATCGTTAGTGCCGACATAGAAATTGCGCACAGGTCTGGTTTCACGAACTGGTTGTGGTTCCGGCTCCTGCGCTCTCTCAGTCAGGCGCGGGAAATGTCTGCGTGTATCTCCTTCACAACGGTGAGCCACACGCCCGCTCTGACGTAACTTGCTTGCTGACTGCAGTACGCGCTGCCGTGAGTAACCTGCAAAAGCATCCGCAATGTCTCCGGAAGTACACCCCGGATGGGCTTCAATGAATTTCTGAACGTCATTCAAAAGACTCATGCTCACCCCCTGAATCCTGCCGGGATCTGGCTGTAGTCCACATTGTCGTAACTGGCTTTGAAGTACGGGTCTTCGCGTTTTTCTGTGTACGTGCTGATGGACGGCGATAAGCGCAGGGAAAGCTCATCCCATTTTTCCCGCAGCTTCGACGGGCTGAGCACGTTACGGCACCAGAACGGATCGCGGCTGATGCGGCTGTACATCTCGCAGATTTGTTTGTGAGTACGACCATCCTGCACACACATCAGGCGAATTTCGTTTGCCCAGGCTGTCCAGTTCGGTTCTTTGGGACGAACCACCTCGCCGTCACATTCGGCGGCCTGCTCGTACAGGGCGATGATTTTTTTCCAGAGCCACTGTGCGCAGGTCAAATCATCCTGCGTTCCCCACTGGCACTTTTTAGGGCTGAATACAACCGCATCAGGATGGCGAGTTAAAAAATCCTGTTCAGCCGTCTGCGTGTCCGGTTGCGAAACGTCCGGACGAGAAGGTTTTTTATCTGACGGATCATATTTTGATTTTACTGACGGATCCCCGCCAGATTCTGACGGGTGAAAACCCGCTTTTTTGCCAGATTTCGACGCATCAAATTTTGACGGGTCAGATTTTGATGCGTCAGATTTTGACGGGTCAGAATCTGACAGTTGAGAAAATGCCGCGGCCTGAAGCTTCGCAACGTTAAGCTGATAAACATTCGACGCATTACGGTTACCCTGGCGACGCGCCTTACGCGTTAACCAGCCTTCTGCTTCCAGCCGTGCAATAGCCGTTCTGACGGTACTCATCCCCGCGCCAATCTGGCGGGCAATGGTTTCAATCGATGGCCAGCACACACCTTCGTCATTACTGAAATCAGCCAGGCGGGCCATAATTGCCACACTGGATAATTTCATGCCTGACGCTGCGCAACCATCCCATACATAGCCGGTTAATTTAGTGCTCATGACCGACCTCTATTTCCCTGAATTTACGACGAAACTGTTCGAGCGGGCTGAAGCACTCATGCTCATAGCCTTCGCGGAGGTAGATAACCCGTTGTGTTTCCGGTTCCCAACGAATGACTCTGACGGGTACTCCGTAGTGATCTTTGAACCAGCGGTTAACTTGTCGCAAAGGACTGTCTCCTTCTGCCGGTTGAAATCACCCACAGCCCACTCAGCAAAGCTGTGGGTTACAATTTCCCTGTCACCTGGTACATTTACTGCATAGCAATACTCCACCTTCGCTTTTCCACCCGGTACAGGAAGCGCAATCAGTTGCGAGCGACGGTAGTGTGTTGTTAAACTGTTCATGCGTTAGTTTCTCCACAACCAGAAGCAATCGACGCCACGACGCCCGGAGCTGCACACTCGCGGGCGTCATTACTTTCTGAAACGCAAAAAATTTTGTAGACAAGTGCTGCATGCTCCTGCAGCTTCGAAATTGAGAGGTACAGCTCGTCGTTAATTGCTGTCTTCTCATGCGGTTCCACTACACCGTCTTCGATTGCCGAACGAATCTGTTTTGAATAACTGCCGATCTGTTCAATGACTTCCAGTAAACGCTGGTTAATATCGGCATTGTCCACATCCTCGACGTCAGGAAGAGACACAAAGACGCCATTTGCAGACTGCGCCACAGCGTCAGCAATGAAGTGAGTGCCACCAGCACGTTGTAAAATCATTGCCCATCCCAGCGGGAAAATCTGATCGCCATCGGCACGAAGGCGGTTAAATAATGCGTTCTCTGTTACATCCAGCCAGTCAGCTGCTTCAGCGTAACCACCCGGCAACGCTGCGATAGTTTTTCTGACAGCTTTCACGTACCACTCAGGCTGTTTTTCTACTTTCCAGTGATACTTACCCACGGTTAGCCTCATCGTTCTGTGGTTTCTGTTAATCGATTTATCCATTAGATTTTTCATAAAGCTCAGGTTTAAATGGCAACCGTCCGCAAGTTCTATATGCTGCTTCTGCTGCACGTCCTTTTGGAATTAACTGGCCCGGACGGTTTCGCCACTGATAAACGGCCTCAGTTGTTATGCCGAAAAAAGCAGCAACTTTCTCAATACTGCCGAAGTAGCTTTCGATATCGTCAGTTGTCATACGCCCTCCAAAACTAAGTTTTATTAGATGTTAATTATCAATCTATCTTAGGTCAATAAAAACTAAGATTACTTAGTAATTTAAGAAATGGTGCTCCTATGGAAACGGTTGGTCAGCGTATAAAAGCTCTGAGAAGGGTTACCAGAACGTCCCAGAAAGAATTGGGTAAATTTTGTGGGGTAAGTGACGTTGCTGTGGGGTACTGGGAAAAAGACATCAATGTCCCTGGCGGGGAAGCACTTTCGAAATTAGCGAAGTTCTTTAATACGTCAATAGATTACATTCTTTATGGTGCTGAGTTTGAAGGCAAACTAGTCACAAACATGCGCAGAGTTCCTGTAATTTCGTGGGTTCAGGCTGGGCAGTTTACTGAGTGCAGGGCAGCAGAAGTGTTTAGTGAAGTGGACAAGTGGGTAGATACATCTTTAAAGATTGGTGATAACTCATTTGCATTAGAAGTTAAAGGCGACTCCATGACTAATCCTAATGGCCTCCCAACAATACCAGAAGGTGCAACAGTGATTGTAGATCCTGATGCAGAACCTCGTCATGGAAAAATAGTCATTGCTCGACTTGATGGAACGAACGAAGCTACAGTAAAAAAATTAGTCATCGATGGTCCTCAAAAGTTTTTAGTGCCATTAAATCCACGGTATCCCAACATCCCAATCAATGGTAATTGCCTGATCATTGGTGTAGTCAAAGGAGTTCAATACGAACTCTAGTACCTCCCTTCTCTAACCAAGGCACCAAACTAAGAAAAGTTTGGTGTTTCCTCTTGCCTTAAAAACTAAGTTAAGTTAGATTTAATATCAAAGATAACGAACAGGCAGGACGCCCACAAAGTAGCCTCCTGGGGCAAATGAAGTCCAGGATGATTCGTTAGCAACAAAAAAGCGCCCTATAGGACGCTTCGATCTTTAACAATCTGGGTATCATCCAACCAATGCAAGATTTAAGGAATCCAAGGCGAATTCAGATCTCGCCCCGACTCACGTAATGATCTTGGTCGTTCGTACATCGGATTTTTTTCCATAAGAAATTTATTTTCACAGTGAAGGCAACGGCTTGTAAGAAAATGAGAAGTTTTACCTACTGGAAGCGGATGAAGTATCGATTTTATATTTTTGGAATAACAAAGTGGGCACAGATGCACAGTTATTTCTTTTCCACTCACAATTTCATTTTTAGAGTAAACAAAAGCACCAGAGTCAAGCTGATCAAGGACATATCCTTCTACCTTGGCACAAAAATCTTCAAACTCTGCAATTTTTGCTTTGAGATGCATCACCTCTTCATCACGAAGGCGGATCGCATCGCCAAGAGAGAAGCATTCTGCCTGAAGCGTGATTAGTTTGTTCTGGAGTTCAATGGTTGCAGCTTTAACTTCTGCATCCGTTTTCGCGTCATTAATAACCTTAGCAAGACCGGCAGTCTCCTTTATAGCAGCCATAGCCGCAGACAGTTCAGCTATCACGTTGAATACTCAGCTAGTTGTTGGGGGTATCCAGATTAACCAAATCCTTGTTGTTGGGGAATAACCAGGTCCACCTCGCCTGATGTGGCTAAAAGCAGGCACATAACAGCTAAGTATTTTCAACCAGAGAGAATCCTTAGCGTTGTGGTGAATGCGGCTCAGCGCACGCGGGTTAAGGTTGAGGCTGACAGTCGACCTTCTGTGGATACCCACCCGTCTGGTGTGCAACCTTCGCCAGGCACCGGGAGGCACCCGGCACCACAACTTTATGCTGTGTGTAGTCCTGGCGGTACCAGTTTGTACCCTTGCTTCCGGCTGGTACCGTCCTTTTTACAAAACAGAGAAGAGCATCACCGGACGACGGGCTCATAACCCAATCCATCCGGGCGGCTGCCACCGCAGGTGTTCTTCTCTGTTTTGTGGAGAAACTAATCGGCCTTGCAGGGTCGATATGATGAGGAGCAGCAAAATGGCTAGCGAACGCAGTACTGATGTGCAGGCATTTATCGGGGAGCTGGACGGCGGCGTATTTGAAACCAAAATCGGCGCAGTTCTCAGTGAAGTCGCTTCCGGTGTGATGAACACGAAAACCAAAGGTAAGGTCTCACTCAACCTGGAAATCGAACCATTTGATGAGAACCGTGTGAAAATCAAACACAAACTCTCATATGTTCGCCCGACTAACCGCGGGAAAATTTCCGAAGAAGACACCACCGAAACGCCGATGTATGTCAATCGCGGTGGTCGCCTGACTATTCTGCAGGAAGACCAGGGACAATTACTGACTCTTGCCGGTGAGCCTGACGGAAAATTACGCGCAGCAGGTCATTAATATCGTTCTTAATTAACTGATTATTTATCTCATCACTGAATATCTTTATATAGTGAGGACTTATTATGTCTCAGAACTTAGACGCAACCGCAATTAATCAAATCCATGCCCTTATTTCTGCTCAGGGTGTTAATGAAATTATCAGTAAGATTGGTGCCGATGCTGTGGCATTGCCTGAGAATTTCCGCATTCATGATCTGGAAAAATTTAATTTAAATCGCTTCCGTTTCCGTGGTGCGCTTTCCACTGCCAGCATCGATGACTTTACCCGTTATTCTAAAGATCTTGCAGATGAAGGCACCCGCTGCTTTATCGATGCCGATAATATGCGAGCCGTCAGTGTGCTTAACCTGGGTACTATTGGTGAACCAGGTCACGCAGATAACACCGCCACACTCAAACTGAAAAAGACAGCACCGTTCTCTGCTCTGTTGTCTGTTAATGGCGAGCGTAACTCCCAGAAGTCACTGGCAGAATGGATTGAAGACTGGGCCGACTACCTTGTGGGCTTTGATGCTAATGGTGACGCTATTCAGGCAACAAAAGCGGCTGCGGCGGTCCGAAAAATCACGATTGAAGCAAACCAGACCGCTGATTTTGAAGATAATGACTTCAGCGGCAAACGCTCCCTGATGGAGTCTGTCGAAGCGAAGACCAAAGATATTATGCCAGTGGCATTTGAATTTAAATGCGTTCCGTTTGAAGGTCTGAAAGAACGTCCATTTAAATTACGCCTCAGCATTATCACTGGCGATCGTCCTGTACTGGTTCTGCGCATTATTCAGCTGGAAGCAGTGCAGGAAGAAATGGCTAACGAATTTCGTGATCTGCTTGTTGAGAAATTCAAAGACAGCAAAGTAGAAACCTTTATTGGTACTTTCACCGCCTGATTTCATTACTGCAAATGCCCCTGCGGGGGCATTTATGGAAACGTAATTAACTCAATAATCGCCGGATGGTGAGGGCTTCCTTTTACCCGAATTCAGCGCGGTGCAGCGCATATAACGTGGAGAACAAAATGTCATTTATTAAAACTTTTTCCGGGAAACATTTTTATTATGACAGGATAAATAAAGACAACATCGATATTAACGATATCGCGGTTTCCCTTTCAAATATCTGTCGCTTTGCTGGTCATCTTTCACACTTCTACAGCGTTGCCCAACATGCGGTGCTTTGCAGCCAGCTGGTACCGGAGGAGTTTGCTTTTGAAGCGTTAATGCATGATGCAACAGAAGCGTATTGCCAGGACATCCCCGCACCACTGAAACGCCTTCTTCCTGACTATAAACGGATGGAAGAAAAAATAGATGCCGTAATCCGTGAGAAATACGGGTTACCCCCAGTTATGAGTACGCCCGTGAAATATGCCGATCTTATCATGCTGGCAACCGAACGCCGCGATCTCGGGCTTGATGATGGCTCTTTCTGGCCTGTACTGGAAGGCATCCCGGCAACAGAGATGTTCAACGTGATTCCACTGGCACCTGGCCATGCCTACGGGATGTTTATGGAACGTTTTAACGAGTTATCGGAGTTACGCAAATGCGCATGAATGTTTTCGAAATGGAAGGGTTTCTTCGCGGGAAATGTGTACCGCGAGATCTGAAAGTGAACGAAACAAATGCTGAGTACCTGGTACGTAAATTCGACGCGCTTGAAGCTAAATGTGCGGCACTGGAAAACAAAATAATACCAGTGTCAGCTGAACTGCCACCAGCAAATGAAAGTGTTCTGTTATTTGATGCTAACGGAGAAGGCTGGCTGATTGGCTGGCGTTCTCTCTGGTACACCTGGGGACAAAAAGAAACCGGAGAATGGCAGTGGACATTTCAGGTCGGGGACCTTGAAAACTTCAATATCACTCACTGGGCAGTAATGCCCAAAGCGCCGGAGGCTGGAGCATAATGACCACATTTACCAATAAAGAACTGATTAAAGAAATCAAAGAACGAATCAGCAGCCTAGAGGTTCGAGACGATATTGAGCGCCGTGCTTATGAAATTGCTCTGGCATCGCTGGAAGAGGAGCCGGTGGCATGGCTGCATTCAGACAATGGCTTAGGTATTCCGGCAATAACCAGGAGCAAAAACATTGCTGACAGTTGGTTATCAATGGGCTGGTATGTTCAGCCGCTATATATAGCCAAGCCAGTACTGGTGGTGCCAGATGCTCGTCCGTCTTTAAATAATGGCATAGTCGGTTTTGATGAAGGCTGGAACGCCTGCCGCGCCACCATGCTTCATGGTGCCAAACCTGTAAGCCAGACTTACAAGTTGAACAAGCTGTCGGGCAACTCTCCGGTAACTCAGGATGGTTGGATAAGCTGTAGTGAGCGAATGCCGAACGATAAACAGTATGTTTGGTGTTGGGGTAAGTCTTACGGCTGGACTGAGTGCGATACCTTCGAAGGGTATTACGATTGGTCGAGAAACAAATGGTGGGCAGTTACAGACGATGGGGAAGAACCGGCATCGAAAGTAACCCACTGGATGCCGCTACCGGAGCCACCGCAGGAGGTGAAGTAATGAACAACTTAATGACAACTAAACAAGTCGCCGACTTCTGTGGTGTTTCAGTATCGACCGTTCTTCGCTGGAACAGCGTAAACAGGAGAACTGGCCAGAAATACAGGCCTGACTTTCCAGATCCTGATATTAAATCCTGCCCAAATAAATGGGCATCACGCAAGATATACAGGTTTGCTGGAGTTATTGAGTGATGGGTATTAGCTCATATCAGAACTAATACCCATCAATGACACAGAGCCAACTACCCACCCTGTGTCAGGGGCTAACTTTTAACACCATAATTCACCGCTAGATAAAAACTGTATTGCATTGCACGAGCGGCGCAGCATTATCAGTTAGAGTGTCTTTACCTTGTTAGGCTCCACAGTTCGCACTGTCCAACGCCTGTCACTTTCACACGCTGCGCCTTCGAGAATATTCATTTAATCGCTGATAACGAACATCTTGCTCCAGTTGTGGAGCAGCTTGAACAATTTGAAGCAAGCATTGCCCCAACTCTCGAGGCCCCCAGTGTTGTTCGGCAATCACGGCATTCAGCAGGGATAGAGCGTCCGCAGGATATCGGCTGCAAATATCTGATTCTAGCAAAAGGCGAACGTCGTAGCTAAGGTGTTCGAGCGGTTGCAGCCAGTCCTGCACCACTGCCAAAGCCGCCGGAAATTCACCTCGGGCAGCAATCACCATACGAGTCAACGATTCGGATATGCGTGGGGTGGCCAAGTTGCGGGACTTTGGCCAAACCTGTTGCCAAAATGGCTGGACACGATTTTTCCAATACTCCTCGCGCTGATCGCCCGCACCTTCAAGTGCCTGGTATAACGCCTGCGCGGCTACCTCCAGACCTTCTTGTGGAAGAGCACTAATTGCCGTTCGGAACTCCTCCACGGTATATCCCTCGGTAGGGCCCAGAGCTGCATAAGTCAGGAAAGTAGCGAATTGCTGCCGGTGCTCGCCAAGATCAGAATAGTGATTGGCGCTCTCCAAAAAATCTGACTTGAAAGCTATCAGCAACGGTTCATACAGGCGTGGCGACCAGAGGAAGCCTTCCCACACAGCTTTTGCTTCGACGGGATTACTCCAAGCAAACAAGGGCAATAGATACTGTTCGGTCCAAGGTCGATCTACGCGAAAAAATGCGATCAGCCGCGACCCCAGCAACACCCGACCATGGCGGAATAGCTCTATCTGTACATTACACAATTTGGTGAAAAGTGTTTTCAATTCAACAGGAAGCAAATCATTGTCATTCGGGTTCTGTTTGAACCATAGGGTGATCAGTGATTGCGTGACATGCCCAATGGGATGATTGATCGCCGTAGAAACAGGATCATAGGTCTCAATTCCGTTTCGAATGGTGCTAGACTCTGGGCTTGTTTCTATCATCAGAACCCGACGACAAAGGGCCAGTAGAATCTCCTCGTGGCAGAGGATGGTCTTCGAAGCCTCCTCCATCCACCAAGTGACAGCGTGGGAAATCTCCTGAAGTACTGCGTCAGGCATGTCAAGCACCAACGGTGCGGCGTACCGCCACGAACGCAAAATCATCCCTGGTTCAGCCCAAGTCTGCAGAGCTTCACGCCACCGACCAACAGGCCACACATCATCTTGTGATAGTTTACTTAACGCATACAGACTGTGAAAAAAGCGCGTACGGCAAACATCACTCCAAGTGTCCTCATAGAAAGGCAGTCTTTCTGGCATAGGCTTTGCGAGCCATTGCACTAATTCCTGCCACTTACGGGGCGCAATGTCGACATCTATATTCTCCTCGAAGCCTGGATCACCGGTTCCGCTCATCCAGTGAGAGAATTCATCACGCTCGTTGGTTGCCAGTTGCCATTTTGGGTATGCTGTGGATATTTCCGTCAAACGTGTAGCCGCAGACTCTCCCAAAACAAGGCCCGCTCCCCTGAGCTTCGCTAGACACAACCAGACGGAATGAGCCACCAAATAATGCCACCTGTCTGCTTCCAAATTATCCTCGTACATCTCGCGCGGAGGCCCTGCCAAGATAGCAGTTTCCAGACGCTCTTGTGCAATTCCTGTCAGATGTCGTCCCTGCAAAACAAACAGTCTGAATACCTCTCGCCCAGTATCCGTGGCCCACAACCACCATGAACCGTCCTCTAACAACCAATTAACCCACCGCTCAGGTGGTATGCAGTTGTCTTGGCTTGCGGCAAACAGTGCCAGACGTTTGAAGGTGGGATATGGCAACTCAAACCAATTCTGAGCAATGCGCGTGGCCTGATCGCTGTCTTTGGCTCGAACGGCTAACCATGAATCCCGAAGTAATTCAATCAGGCTCACCCAATCGCGGAACCCCCGGTTCTGCCAGTGCGGAGTGATGGACGGCAAATCCCAATGCGAGCGGTCGTGACGATCGTCGGACTCTCCCAACTCCCGCAACAAGTCCAGTGCATCACGCAACAACTGCTGAAAATCTTCCAACAGGTATGGCAAGGACGATTTCCATGACTCGTCAGCAAGGTCGAACAGGGTTGAACGTACGTAATCAGCAGTCAGCACCAGCTCCCAATCCACCAATTGCTTGATTCGCAAGGGTTCATCAGTGCTGCTCGAATCGTCTTCACTATAGCGAAACGGCCGCCTCAACATAACCTTGGGAGAAAGCAACTCGCGTAACTCCAAGCGCAATGTAGTCGTCAAGCCTTCATTCTTTAAGCGGTTTTGCCAACGATACAAATCCAGGTTCTGCAATGGCGATTTCACACGACCACTAAGCAGAAGCCGCCATAAAGTAGACATAGGTGGACCAGGAATAGCCAGGGGGGAATGCAAGAGAATTTCATCTAACTCAAAAGTCTTACGCTCCCGCATCAGTGCTGCTAAGCGATCTAGTTCGCTCTCAATCAGAAACATCCAACGGTCGTGTATTTGTCCGCCGCGTTCAGCAATCCATATGATCAACCTAGGGTCGCCCAGATAACGAACTAGCCAACGGGCTATATGGGACATTACGTCATCCCATTTGCTAGCACTGACACATCCAGAAACCAGCGACATCTGCAGGGCCAGCTCATAGGGCGCAGGACGCTGAACCAGACTGAATCGGAGTTTCGGGTCAATTTCGACATGCGGAGATACACAAAAGCGTGGCAGATCGCTGTATTTAAATCGTTCGTCCGAGAAAGCTTTCAATAACCAATCCAGCGGCGGTGCAGGATTGAGTTCCGCAAAGCGTTTTGCTGGTAAACCTGATTTATCTGACAAGGCCCACAACATCCGACCAACGAAATCGTCCTGACGAGTGCTGTCCTGCGGGCGGGCCAGAGCATGTTTGACGACTATAGCCTCTTTGCCCTGTATACCATCTCGATAAGTATCTGCCCAAGCGTGCAACGTTTGATGCAGCACTGAATGATCAGTGGAGCCCGCCGGTACGGTGTAAAGGATAGGAGTGACCCCTTTGGCCTCCCACTCGATGGCTTTCCGGTGCTCCTGCCCCGGCTCACACTCCCCCAGTGCCCATACTTGTGGTGTGACTTCACCGAGCCTCCGATCTGCTGCAAGCGCATCCATCATGTAGCGCAGTACCGGGTCGTTGATGCTGTAGCCAACGAAGCAGACCACATAGTTACGAAATAACTCACTCACAAAGCGAGCTGCCCAACGCTCAGTGAGATAAGCCAAGCCAAAGTCACCGCTGGTAACAACCAGACGATTCAGGGCAGTATCATCCGCCTTTTCCGGTAACAGCCCATGCAGGTATACAAGTCCATCCCAGCGGCTGTTTTTTGGAATTGGCAGCATCGGCGCTACATAGGCCTGAAAAGCCTGGCCTGTACGTTTAGCTGCCACATGAAAGAGACGGTCAAAGTTGGTAGTGACCAATCGAAGGGCACCCTCGCGGCTACGGGCTAAACGTAACAGCGCCGCCTGAGTATCAATAGCGCCCCTACGACGGAGCTTTGGCTTAAGGGCTTTTTCCAACGCGCGTCGGACGGCTATACGCTGCCCTGGTAAGCGCCGTTCCAGCAAATCTAATGTGCCGTCAAATTGCCCACGCTCGAAAACCTCACGCTCAATTTCTGAAAGTGTTGTTCCGTTCCTCTGGTAAATTAGTTCTACCAACCCTTTGAAACCAGGTAAACCAGCAGGGTAGGAAATGCCTGCTCCACAGAAGAACACAACGCGCCCTTCCTCGTGCGCCTGCAAAAGCTCATCAGGAATATCAGGGCCGTTGGTAATGAATTGCATTCCTTTTCCTCCTATCCAATGTGCACGTTCATTCGAGTAAATGAAGGCAAGGGGTTACATCTTATTATACCGACCGTGCAAATCCGGCTTCCTAGCAAGCTACTTTACTTGCCAACTCATAATGTCCGAACTCCGAACAAAGCGGACTGCTAGATTTGATTGCGTTCTAGCTACGCAAAATATCATTTCGAGCCTGAACGAGTACAAGTAACAATCGATTCAACTCTCTCCCACCATGCCTGGTAGGCTTTACGCTGTTCTTCTAGATAATCACTCTTGTCATAAACTTGCCATACACCTGGCAGTTTATGACCGAGCATTATTTCAGCAATATGAGGCGCAGTAAGATCAGAAAAGTTTGTTCGTGCTGTTCGTCTCAAATCATGAAGAGACCAATGAGGAAATTGATACCCCAAACGCCGCCATGCGTACTGCATTAAATTGTAAGGTAGCGACTGCAATGATGTCCGACCAACTGGTTCCCTGCTTCCTTCCTTAGTAAAAAGCATATCGGAACCGTTGTTCATAGAGATAACGTATTTTATAAGCTCTTCAACCGGTTCAATAATGGGCCGCTTTAGCGGTTCGCCTGTTATATCCCCTGTCTTATGTCGTTCTGGTGGTACAGTCCATATTTTATTAATGAAATCAAAATCGTCCACCTTGGCAGTAATTAGCTCTGAACTACGGCAACCAAAATGCAGCAATAGTTTAATGAAGGCCCGGTATTTAGGAACCATTCGAGAACCATCGATCGCAGCATAAAGGATTTTAATTTCATCATGTGTCAGAAACCGTTTCTTCTGACCTTTACGGATATCCATATCTTTACCCGTGATATCCGACAGCGGGCGAGTTTCAATGAGCTTTCTCTTATACGCCCAGACATGGGCCTGCTTTGCGTTAATTAGCAATCGGTCTGCTATTGCTGGAGTCTTAGTGCTAAGAGGCTCCAGGACTTCTAACCAATCATGCAATGTAGCTGCATCGTGAGGGATATTCCCGATTTTAGAGAACAGGTGCAGCTCAAACGAGCGGAGTATCTGTTCAGAACCTTTTTTATTTTTTACACAATATGCTTCATACCAAGCACGGATCACAGATTCTACCGTCATGGCTTCAGTAGCTTTACGTTTTTCTGCCAGCTTGACCAATCGTGGATTGCGGTTTGACTCGAGTTCACCACGAAGACGGATAACTTCTTCTCTGGCCTCTTTTAGTCCAGTTGCCGGGTAAGTTCCGATATCAAGACGCTCACCTTTCCCCGCCCACTGATAACGATATTGGAACACTACGCGACCTTTCGGTGATACTCTAACAGACAGACCATCACGATCGGATTTAACCAAAACCTTATCACGTTCCTTTCCAACAACTGAACGCAACCACGCATCAGACAGCGCCAT